AAGAGCAAACAGCAGGATAATAACTAAAGCAATTCCAAAGCTGTAGTTCATCAAGTCTTCTGGTCGGAACATCTTCTGGTTTGAAACCGCGTTGAATAAAAGCTGTAATAGGTAGTCTATAAAAGATTGCACCATTTTCCATAATTGCATGAAATAAAAGTGCGCTACCTGCAATAGAGCTAATACCAAAGATAATACAGTCTTCAACTTCTCCATGATGTTTTTTGCAATCGTATAAATATTCTTTTCTTATTTGAGCGTAAGTCGCTGGTATGTTTGAGTTTAAATAAGCCATTATAATTATCCATTTATTTGCCCCCAATTATCTCCTGATTCAAAATCAACTTTATTGGGGATTTTTAATGTAACAGCTTGTTCCATAATCTCAATAATTTTTTTGTGTTGATTGCTACCCGATTCTACAGAAATGTCTAATTCATCGTGTATTTGTATGTGCGGTACAATACCCTCCCTATATAAATTTAACATAGCTTGTTTTGTCATGTCCGCGGCACTACCTTGAATTAATTTATTTAAAGCTTTGTAAGTCATTGCTCTTCTGATGTTTGGTTTAGTAGCTTCTGGATATTTTTTAAAATATGCTGCTTCTGCATCTGCTTTACTCATTGGTGCAGTAAACTTACCATTGTTCCATTCTGCTATTTCCCATTTATCAAACCTACATTTTCTACCACCAAAAGTTTTTATGTATCCAAATGCTGCACCATCTCTAGATATTGAATCCATGAGATCTTTTACAAAAGGTACACTGTCATGGTATTTATTAAATAATTTTGCTGCTTCTTCTTTTGTAGAGAGACCTAGTTCTGCTTGTAGTTTTGCTTTACCCATGCCATAGAACAATCCAAGGTTAATTGTCTTTGCTTGTGTCCTAGATATTTTTGCCATGTCCGCAACTATCTGATGAAAGTCTACCGCATTGTTTTGAAATCTATTTACTATGTCTACAACTTCTTCATCACCTTTAAATTTAGTGGCAGCATAGTGAACCACAAGTCTAGGTTCTTGTTGGCTGTAGTCAAAACAACCCCATTTATGGCCATTTTCTGGTATAAATAAAGATCTAATCATAGGCCCTAGCTGCTTGTTCCTCGCTGGAATTTGTTGGAGGTTTGGATTTGAATATGAAAATCTACCAGTCACAGTTCCTCCACTATCTCCTCTAATAGGGTTAATGTCTGCATGTATTCTACCTTTGTATTGATACTTGATAATTGTATCTATAAATGTAGTATGTGCTTTATTAATTTCTCTAGCTTTTGCTATATGTTGAACTACAGGATGTGGATGAGTAGAAAGAAAGTTTTTAGTAAATGAAGGTGCCTCAGTCTTTATCGTTTTTTCGTACTTTATTTTTAATTTGTCGAAAACTTTGGCAATCGATCTTGCAGCCCATATTTGAACGTCTATTTGTGTTACTTTACTTACTTCTTGTAGGCATTTTTTTTCTTGCTCAACTAACTGCTGCTTTAATTTATGAGCAGCTTCAACGTCTACGCGCACTCCTTTAAATTTCATATCTATTAAACAAGGAAACAATTGTGTTTCAAGATCAAATACTTTTGTTAAATCTTGAGATCTAATTTCTTTTGATAGTTTTTTAAATAAACTTAAAGTTAGTTCTGCATCTTTTTCTGCATAAGATCCAACATACATTGCAGGTAACTTCCACATCTCTGCTTTAGCATCAATGCCTGCTTTGTCTGCTGCAGCTTTTAATGCTGTCTCATCTTTTACTTGTCCAAGATAATCTAAGGATAAACTATTTAAAGAATACCAAAATCTATTTTCATCTATCAATGATGCCATAACCATTGTATCAACAATATGGCCATTTATTTTAACACCATACGACCTAAGCCAACATACATCATACATGGCGTTGTGAAATATTTTAACAGAGGGTAACGCACAAACTTCTTTAATCCATTTCATAACAACAGACTCATCAAAAAAATTTCCTTCTTTATGTCCAAAAGAATAGTAACCAGACCATCCTTCAACAGCCACAGCTATACCGACAATCTCTCCTTCGCCTATCAACGCGCCAGAGCCTTTTGATTTTAAACCAGGATCTCTAGTTTCTAAGTCAATCGCTATATATTTGTGGTTCTTAAGATCAGGAAATGATTCAGGACTTATCCACTCTGTTTGTGCTTCAAACATTATTTATAATCTCGTTCAAGTATCATTTCTAGATAATGTATTGCTTTCAATATATCATCCTTTTTCCCCTTATATGGGTGTCTACATATATATTTTATAGCATTGCCCTCCGCAAAAAGCAACTTGTTGTCGTTTATAAATTTAGCTGGCTGTATTTTAAAGCTAATGTAGTGTGCACCAGAAATTTGTTTGTCATATGGTTTCATACTATTGGTTCTCCTATTGTGTAATGATAATCTGAGGATGGCTGCATTATATATAAATTTTCTTTTGCTCTTGTTGTGCCAACATAAAATAATCTATGTTCTGGATCTGGATCTTCATATGCTGCTCTATATATAAATTCATCTTGCCCCATAAATTCACCTTGCCCCTCTGTGCCATAGTCTGTAAATAAACATACATTCTCACACTCTTTACCTTTTGATCCATGTAAAGTTAATAATTCTATTCTTGATTTTTTCATTAAGGTATCTCCTCTTTCTAATAATGTTTGCATATATTCTTTGGTGTCTTCAGGAAAATTTAATTGTTTCCAGTCGCCCTCTATGAGTAGACCGTGGTCTTGTTTTAATTTATTTAAGCTGACGCTCGTTTCTCGAAGCACGCTCCTACCGTCTGAGTAACCACGTGCAACGTGTCCTTTTTTAACCAACAACCATTCATATAATTTATGTGCCTCTTCAGGAGTTACGACAGCTCCTTGGTTTAATCTAATCCATACTTGATATGCCTCTAGTATTGGGTTAGGCAAATGTTTGTTTGTCTTACCAGTAAATCTTAATCCTAGAGAGTAGAAGTGCTCAGATATATTACTTAATAATTTATTGGTTCTAGCTAATACCATCCATTTACCTTTAGAAAAATCAATCTCTTCTAATACTTGATTATAATATACTGCCCCCTCTGCATCTCTTGGTATCCAATTCTTTTTTATTCTAACGTTAAGTCTATCTAATATCTTCACGGCTACATTGTGAACACTTCTTGGAACTCTTCGTGATAATTCTTGATCGTCTCTATCCCCTTCTTGTTGCATAAAACAATTAGGGTCAGCGCCTTGAAACCCATAAATAGTTTGATCATCGTCTCCTGCCATGTATCCTCTCTTACAGTTTTGTTTTATATAATCAAAACATTTCCATTGATGCGGACTTAAATCTTGGGCTTCATCGAGGAAGATGACATCGAGTGGAGGACATCGTTCTTCCTCGACAAACTTGTTAATCATATCATAGAACTCTATCATACCTGTTCCTTCTTTAAATGATCTTAAATCTGTTTCTAGTTGTATGGTTGTATCTACATCTATGTCATGATGCTTTTGTAATTCAACGGCTGCACTCTCTATAGGTATTAATTTAGATCTTGCGTATTGTATTACCTGTAGATGAGTATTTTGATATCGTGAATTACCTGCTGCATCGACTGTTGTTTCAAAAGATATGTTTGCCCATTCTCGATACTCTTGTTTAAACGTATTCCATTTTTTACCTTTTAATAAACGAGTGTTTGTATCAATACCACATTCAGCTGTGCCCATGGCATGCATTGTAGATATATATTTTAATTTTTTATTAGGAAACAATTCTACAATTCTTTCTTCTGCCTCTTCTGCTGCAGCTCTACTAAATGTTATGTATACTATTTTTTCTGGATCAGTGTGATATTCTTCTAATTCTTTTTTTAAATAATGATTTATTAGTCTAAATGTTTTACCAGTTCCTGGAGGACCCATTATTTTTTTTACTATAGCCATGGTGATTTTTCTACCTTAGTTGTTCTAGGATTAGGTCTCTCTAATTTAACTGTAGGCATTTTTAATAACCTTACAGTTTTTACGCCTACTTTAGGCGTGTCTTCTTTTGCTTCAAATAAAGATTGCAATAGTCTCATTGTTTTTTGTTTAGGATAAGTTCTCTCTGCCCAAGACTTTGTTTTCAATAAAAACTTCCAAAAGTCTTTAAATTTAAAATATGTAAAACCATCTACATCTGTAAATGCAATACCTCTCATAACATCTTTAATTTCTTTGCCAGGAGTTTTATTTATATAGTCTGCTAATATCTCTCTTAGCTGTACGTCTATTTTAGATGAGTCTGGTGCAGGTATGGTTTCTAAGTTTGCAAATAATTTTATTAATAATCTTCGCCACATATGTTTTGGCACAGGCATCATTGGTTTACCTATTTGATTCATACAGGCTAAAGAAAACTTCTCTGGATCATGTAGTGTTGCATCATCTACCTCTACACTTTCACCATCTA